CTCGCGGTATTCCTTTCTTATCCTACTTTCCAGTAGGCCCTCGACATAGAGGGGGGGAGATAAACTCCCTAAGCTGACTCACGTCTCACGACGTGTTTACTGCACGAATCTCCTTCCAGGAAATTCGGGCATACCTATCCAGCCAACGCGATAACCCGATACGGGCAACGTTAGAGAGGTTAATCCCTCGCTGGCACACCCGTAGAGGGCGGAGGCGAGTCTGGCTCCTGGAGTAAAGTACTTCCAAGGGACCAAATTCGGGATAGGCAACCAACCTCTGTAGTACACGATTCCCCCAACTTCGACCGTGGGCTCACGCCTGTGGCCGTTGTCAAGGGTTCCGTGTATGACGAGGTCACCAAAGTGCTCCGGACCTTTAAGCCGTCGTATATGGTTTGGCAGATTAGCCAGCCCATAACGATAAAGAGCCCTAATGAAAGGCACACGGCTAGGATCGTTAAAGTCTGGACGAGCCACACTCCACAACCCATTAAGAAAGGAGATCCATTTTTGCGGTTCATTTAATTCCTCCGTAAGTTTGTATGTGCGAACGTCGACCCCACTGTGGAAGTCTCCGCCGCACGACTCACGAAAAGGACCATCAATGAACGTCTTCTTGAGGTTGGTCTGAAAACCGCACCACGAGAAGATTGCGAGCACATCACCTGAAATCTCAATAGGGACGATGCAATCGTCGCCGTATTGGCCCAGCATGTCGATTGAGGCAAGTTCGTTAGGGCAGAAACCCCGACGGCGACTCACGACTCGACAGATAGCTGCAAAGATGAGCGTTTCAAGCTCAAATGTGTAGCCATTTCCCATGGAAGAAAACTTCTCCAACTTGTGCCACTTTCCACCGATTAAGGTGTACGGTGAGCGCAGTGAGTTAAGAAGTTCGAACCACAGGGGAGGGACTAAAGCTCTCACGAGCTCCAAGCAGATGAGGTCAGATGCAGATGTAAGGTCAATAGTGGCAAGGCCACTATGGGAACTTCCCCACTTCGCCATCTCACGATGGCGCTGTTGATCATACTTCAAATCGATACCGAAGACCTGTTTCAGCTTACGCCTAACATAGCCTCCGACACCTAGTTGGAAGTACACGTTTAAGGAAGGTTCGATACAAATACCGCGCCGTTTGAAGGCGTCTTTTGGTACTGTAGTGAAGCGATTACCCCGAACCCTCACGGGTTCTGACCAGTCCTCACAATAGCCTTTGAAGCTATATCCAAGGCCCAGACGCTTCCCGCGTACTGAGCGAGCCCAGGCCGTGCCCTCCCACTCTGGGATGAACACGGAGGCACTTGGTGTGAGTGTCGGCAGGTTTGAATTCTTGTCGGCCGCCAGGCAGACAGGTCTTCGCTCGCTGAACGTAGCCCCTGGCCCAAAATGAGGATTCAAATCTTCGAACTCAGGCAGTTTGCCCAAGCATACAGCCACTTCTCTTTTCACATCTTGGAAAAACTCCCAGATGCGTAAGTCCGACGGCTCCATAAGAGCTTGATCGAACAAAACGGAGCGGATGCGACGATTTGAAACAAGATTCCGCGCTTCACAGCGATGGAACTCCTCTAAGGCCTTTTTCTCTAACGGAGCAGGGTCCCCTGTTAGGAACTCCCCCTTGCGGAGGATTTCTTTCACCTGGGAATGTCTCCAGTAGGACTCGGGGTCGGTAAAAGTACCGGGCGTCACCTCAACTTGGTTGAGGGCGTTCCAGTCGCGGTTCTTAATAGCTTTCGCCATTTCATCACCTTGACTGGTGTTCAGGGTGGACGCCATGTGCGCCACCAAGTCATACAGTTGCTGCATAACTTCTTTCTACCGTGAGGCCTTAAGTGGCCGAGAAAGCGTTGACGAGAATGTCCTTGAACAGGATACTGCCGACCAAAGACTGCACGTATGCAGCAAAGTCGGCAGAGAACCCGTCGGGTACAGAGTCAGGCTTCGTCACGGAAAAGTTGAACGGCATAGTGCCCGCCACAGAGACCTTGCCTGTCGAGGCTTCGGTCGTGTAGAACGGCACACCAATCACGCCAGTCACTTTTTGCGCCGAGCGATCGGCGTTCTTGCGATGTCCGATAGTCATGTACGGCTGAGCAGCCGGCACAGGAACCACGGATTGAGCGCGCCACAGCGCCGGGGTTTCACCCGAAGCTGGGACGAGGCCCTTGAAGACCACATTTGCGGCGGCTGCATTCTTTGCAGTAATGTCTGCGAGTTGGGGCATAAAAGCTCCTTGGGGATAAAAGGGTTAAGACCATAAGTCTCTCGTCGAACCACCATAGAACTTCCCGAGCTTTCGCGGGGGTTTGTTTAAGTTCTCATTTAGTAGCGCAAAGGAGACAAGACTTTTGTAGAGATCAGCTGACGGTAGCTGGAATTGCGGTAGGGACGGGACTGGGAAACCCAGCCTGCGGTCGATTTGCACCGACTGCACCATCCTATTTCGCCACACCAGACTCCCGGTGACGGGGTGATACTCCCGTATTTGGCCGCTGCACGTCTTTCGGACGTAGGTGGTAACAAAGGCTTTCTCAGTCGTGTACCCGACGAGGTCGGTTAACGCACTTAGGTAAGAGCCCACTGGGATGAACCAGTTGACTACAAAACTATAAGGAACCCTGTCCCATAAAACAGCAGCTGGGTTTATCAGACCCAAATCACTCAGAAGCGCTAGGTTAGGATTTTGCATCCTGCCCTGAGCTCCGACCATAGCCCCTAACTCGGTTTGAGTTGTAAGGCGTGAGTTCGGATCGCCGGTGACCTTTTTAGAGTACACCATTGAGTGTTTCGCCCTCACGGGCGAACTTCTGTGAGCCTCCGATAGAGTCTCAAATGCATCGTAGATGTCCTGTATCAGGGGTACCCACCCGAAGATTCCCTCAAGAAACAAAGACGAACTCCGTCTCTTGTAGTAGAGTCTCTTCCGGTTGGCCTTAGACGCAAGACCTCGAAATGCATTAGTGAGTAGATTGTGACTTGATCTCCAATCTAACAAGGTGAGGCCAAGAGCCGCACCACGGCCTTCTTTAATCCTACTGACCGCTTGAGAGCGAGCAGCTGTGACTACGGCGTCGAGCCGTGTATAGTCAACAGACTCCGGAATGGTCTGCATAAATGCATAATCATTCACTTGGAGTCCAGGGGTTCCGAAGGGATACTGGGTCTCGTTACGAGCCGAGTACTGAAAGGGCAGAGGTTCCTCGAAAGGAGCCTTCTGTACTTCCCACTGCCTATTCCAGGTCCGAAGACCTGAACCGGGCGGTGCAGATGCGAATCTAGTCATAACGACCCTCCGAAGGAGAGTCGACCAGATGTCGCAGACCCCCAACGTGGGGGAGAGCGGATCCAAGCTCAGCTATTGCCCGAGCCCGCTCTAGAGAGTCAATTTCCCCCAGCAAATCGCGGAGGACACGGACAAAAGATCGTTTCTCGGATGCTGTCTGGCACTCTTGAGTGAGCTCATAGAGTTGCCGAGCGACATATTCATAGAAGGGGTCTTCGTTCATAAGTGTACCTCATGTGGTTGCTGGAGG